GGGGCTAATCAACTTAAAGATTTCTGCGTTATCAACTTTTTCGTCAAATAATCCAGCCATAAGCACAAAAACCATGCTAATGATGACAACGCACAAAGTAAAACTGACCATCATGGTGACAAAGAAAGTTAGCTTGGCTTTCATTTCTTCCTCATTTCTGCAAGTTTCTCAACCGTGCGTCCACCAAAGTACGCGCCCATAATCAGCATCCCCCAGTTACCCAGCAAGGTAACGTAAGACTCGTTTGCGTTGTACCCAAAGGCAGACATCATGGCAAACAAAAAATACCCCAAGAAGATGGCGATAAGGCTCATGGGGCGTATGTTTTTGGATAGCCAAGAGTCAGATGCCATATCTGAATTCCAGCGGTCTGTGACGTTGTTATCCTCGTTCTTGGCAGCATCGGCAAATAACTGCAATTCAGCCAATTCCATTTTTGCTTTTTCAATGCCAAGCTCAAGTAGGCGCTCTTCATGTTCAAATTGAAGCTGGCGTAGCTTGCTGACATCTTCAGGGGTCGGATTGTCAGGGATTTTTACGCCCAAAGTGTTTTCAACCACTTCCTTGCCCTTGGCTTGGATGGCGCTACTAAGCAAAGTAAGGCCGTTTTGAGCAAGTGTCCCCAAAAGGGATGCGACTATGGGAATCATTTGTTTTCCTCTGCTTTATTGATTAATCTTTGCACCACCGCTTGCTGGCGCTTGGTTTCTTGCTTGGCTTCCAAAATGTCCAAATACATCATTCCTATGATTGGCAACAACAATCCAAACACTACCACCAAGCTAAGAAAAGCAATTAAGAACCCCACTTGATTATCTTCATTTGGCGTATTGCGAGAAACAAGAGGTGGAGGTATAGGGTAACGATCATCACCGCCCCGATTATTAACGCTCTGTCTTGCAGGCTGTTTAGCATTTTTCGCCGTTGCCATAATGCGACCTTGTCTTTTGCTTCCTGCTCTAGCCTTTCCTTTTCTTGCTCCTCTTGCAGTCTTTCAAATTCCTCTTGAAACCTTGACCACACCGCACCCAAAGCAGGGTCAACGCCGTAGATCAACAATTCCCTTAACTCTACCGCTTGGCGCTCTAGCTCCATCTCTTGAAAGATGTTGTCAAGGGCTTGGGCTTTTAGTGATTTACCCTTTGGCGGGTTTTTCTTTTGCTCTGCTGCGGCGGTTTTGACTTGTTCATGGGCATCAAAAAATTTACCGATGTAACTAGAAATCTCCATTGTGATGTTGGTGACATCTTTGGAAGCCGCTTTTGCATCTTTATAAAACGATACGGCCTGCTTGATAGCGGCAATAGCGGCAAGGGCAACGGTGAACGGATCAATTTATAGCCCCAAGACTTTTTTAACAAGCTCACCCGCCACGCCTGGCCCAAACAAAACGCACACAATCACCGCATACAACAAGTATTCGATTCGCGTCATGCGCTTGTCGCCATCGACAAAAGACTTCTCAATCGCCGCATAGCGTTCAGCGCAAACCGCTTCGTGAACGGCTATTTTGGTGGAATCATCAATCATGGTGCATCAGGCCAAACAATAGTCCAAGGGAAACCCGCTTGTGCAGGCACATCCCGCAGGGCTTGGCAGTAATCTTTCCACGCTTGTGATGGTGTCATATCACTGCGAAACCGCCAATCAGTCTTAGATAACTTAGTGTCCCTTATGGCTCGTACAGACTTGGCTTGTTCCGCGTCTTTAGCGGCTTTGTATGCCGCCACATCATCAGCAGTGCGAGGTGTGGTCGTATAGCTGCCGTCTGGATTCTCGACATATGTAAAAAGACTATCGTCCGGTTTGATCGGATCAGGCACTTCAATAATACCTATCTTTGCACGTTCTAACGGGTCGTTAAACCAGCCCGCTGGATATTGAATATCATCAATAACGTGTTGGACACTGTGATTAAATTTGAGATTATTAAGTAGATACATTGGCAACCTCTGTTATGTTTAATGGGGCATTGTCGGGAAGTAATAGCGTGGCTTCTTGCGGTATTAAACCCAATTTTTGCAACTTTTCAAAAGTGTGTGGATTGCTCATAGCATTGTGTAATGTTGCAGGAGACGGGCGACCATTAGCCATAATTTCTGCCTGTATTTGGCGCTGGATCACATGAGTAAACTCATTGGCTGCATTGGCCTCGTACATCTGCTCATCGGTATAGCCCTTGATTCGCGTTGGTTCGGCAATAACGTACAACTCAGCCAACAAATTTTTTAGGCAAGTAATCTCATCTCGATTAAGAGCAAAATTAATTTTTTGTTCTCGTTGAAAAGATTCAAGTTCTAGTAATTCCGCTTGCTTTTCAAGTATCAGACAGTACCTTGCATTATTGTTTTTCAAATCTTGCAAGTCCCACAGCTTTGCCTTATATTTTAGGTCGGCTACTTCTTCCAACACAGCAGCACGGATACGTCCATCCAAGAAACCGTGCAATGTTTGAATCTTAGCCCATACAGTTTCACCAATAACTTGGTAACGGTAGTTAAATTCTGAATTTAGTTTTGACATATTTATTAACCAAAAGAAGCAGCGGCAAGAGCTTGCCTTGCAGTTCCCACACCAGTGGTATCGGCTGAAACTACGCCGGTATTGCTCACAAGATTGGTCATTGAAACAACGGAGCCAGTTAATCCATAACCAAAAATTGCTTGTCCTGTGCCATAACCGGCAGCAGCAAGAACAGAACGCGCTGTTCCTACACCAGCTGTATCTGTTGAAACTACGCCGGTGTTAGAAACTAAGTTGGTAACAGCAGTTAATGCCCCTGTATTGCCATAACCAAAAATAGCTTTGTCTGAGCCATATCTAACACCCGTAGCGTATTCCCGTGCGCTTCCTACGCCGGTGGTGTCGGTTGAAACTACACCTGTGTTAGATACCAAATTTGTTAATGAAACAACGGTGGTAGAAAAACCATATCCAAAAATGGCTTTGTCAGCTCCATAACCCGTTGCGCCTAGAGAGTAGCGAGCAGTTCCTACGCCGGTGGTATCGGTTGCAACAACGCCAGTATTGCTAACTAAATTGGTCAAAGATGAATTGCTTCCTGTGTCGCCATAACCAAAAATAGCTTTGTCTGTACCATAACCGGCAGCGGCAAGATAACCCCTTGCTGTTCCTACGCCAGTTGTGTCAGCCGCAACAACGCCAAGATTACTAACTAAATTGGTCATTGAAACGTAGGATGGGGTATAACCGTAACCAAAAATAGCTTTATCTGTGCCGTAGCCAGCAGCAGCAAGGTTAGAACGCGCAGTTCCTACACCGGTAGTATCAGTAGCAACAACGCCTGAGTTGGAAACCAAATTTGTTAATGAAACGCGAGCAACACTAGAAGTGCCATACCCAAATATAGCCCTACTACCAGGAGCGCCCCCAAATAACATAGGTATCCCGCCAACTATCATTTTACATCCTTGATTAGTTGGCAAGTTGCACGGGTTGCTGATTCAACATAATAGGCAAATGTATCCACCGCACTTGCCGTAGCAGTCAATGTTGGCACAGTGCCACCCGCAAATTTATAAAACGTGTTGTAGGCCAATGTCCGAGGAGTTGCGCCTTGCGTAATGGTAATAACTCCAGACTGTCCTGCTACTGGATTTGATGGCGCAGCAAGTGTGCTGTTTTCTACCGTGGTATAGGAGAAATTACAATTGGTTGCAAGATTAATAGCAATGGACGCTCCGCTTGATGTCAGTGCAGTCACTGAGCCAATTTGTGCGCCTGAAAAAGTGTTTGCTGTAAGTTTTGCAACGCCAGTTAAAGCCGTTCCATCACCCGATGCAATAGTTCCCAATACAGGAGCTGTTAATGTTGGTGAAGTTAAAGTCTTGTTGGTTAAAGTTTCTGTGCCTGTATATGTGACAATACTTGCCGCCGCCAAAGTTGTTTGACCTGTACCGCCGTTTGCTATAGGTAAAGTGCCTGTTACTCCAGTTGTCAAAGGCAAACCAGTAGCGTTAGTTAATACCCCGCTTGTTGGCGTACCAAGCAAAGGCGTTACTAATGTTGGGCTTGTCGCTAAAACATTTGAGCCTGTGCCGGTGTTTGTCACACTGACCAAATTTTTAGACGCATCAGTCGCTACAGCACTTGAAGCAGTTAAACCAGTAACCAGCACTCCACCACCAATGTTTAAGTCAGTGCCAACATAAAGTTTTTTGGCAATGCCTACGCCACCCGCCGTAAAAATTGAGCCTGTAGACACACTAGATGCGTCTGTGACCAGCGTTGAGTTAATCCCTTGGGCAAAGAGTATGCGAGCCGTTGTAGTGGTCTGACCGTCCTTTGTTAAGGCTGTAGTCAGTCCTGTGGCTAAGTCTGCCGTCAAAGCATTAAATGAAGCCGAACTGATGATCGTGCCAGCAACAACTGGTTGACCGGTGGTGTTAATCTGAAATGTGCCTGAACCGTTGTAACTCATTGCTGTTCTCCAATTGCGTATGGATTAGATTGTGACCCTAAAAGAGCCGCTAATCTAGCTTGTTTTGCCGTCATAGGTATGGCTTTAGAAACCGCTTGTTGGCCTTGATTTAAGGCGTTTGCAAGTTGACCATATTTGTATGATGCTTCTCCTACTAATCTAGGCGATGATGCCGCTACATCTAATGCCGCCAATGCAGGGCCACCAATTGCATATGCGCCCATACCCTCAAGTCCTGCCGTAGCTCGTTGGATGCCCCTTGGTGTCCAATCGCCCATAGCTTGACCAGCCAATGCAGGCATTATGTTTTTGCCGCCAGCTGCTTGCAATTGTTGAGCTAAATCAAGCCGTTGACCATAATTTGTGTTTACGTTGTTTCGCATTAGCGACTGAAGTTTACGCATTGCAGTATCAGCAGATGCTTTTTGTCCAATAGACAATGATCGTTCAATTTCCTTAGCTAAATCGCTTGCATCGGTGTATTCTTTCATTACCTTTGCGTAAGTAGGCGCTTGTTTGCCAATTTCGGTTTTAACCGAGTCATATACTTGTTTGCCAACAGAATATGCCGTCTTTTCTTC